ACTGACTGGCGGCTTCGGCCAAGCCTTTGGTGCAATTGACCGTGCTGGCGGACTTGGTAAATTGTTTGGAGGCAGCAGTCCAGGCTTCCAAGGTGGCGGGGCAGTCAACCCGATCTCAGGCGAATTTATGGGCTCATTGGAGTTTTAAGACATGGAACCCATCAACTACCTCGCACAAGTCGCTGACCCATTCGCTGCGTCTCTCAAAGGCTACGCAGCCACTGACGCGATTTTGAACGCAGAAGCCAAACGCGCTGAAGCCTTGCGCCAGCAACAACTGCAACAACAGCAACAGCAACAACTCGCCCAAGAGCAGGCCCGATTCTTTGCGAATCCAAATCCAACAATGCGTGACGCTGCACGCTACGCCTCATTGCTAACCCCAGAGCAGTCCAAAGCCTTCCAGCCATTCATGGAAGGCATCAGCAAAGAGCAGCAGCAAAATACACTAAAGCGCGCAGGGCAACATGCGTCCGCACTTATTTTCAATCCTGAATTGGCCATAAAACGCTTAGAGCAAGATTCGTTAGCTGCTAAAAATAGTGGCGATGAAGACGACGCTCAGTTTTTTGAACGCTTAGCCAAAGCAGCCGCCGATCCGACTCAAGGCCCAGCAACTGCATTCAAAGCACTTGTCCAAAGCTCCGCATACATCCCAGGTGCCAAAGAGATGTTTGAGACCATCGACAAGGGCATGGGCACGGCACGCGAAGAAGCACTCTTCCCAAGCAAATTAACCCAAGCGCAACAAGAGGCCAAAGAAGCAAAATCCAAGGCAGAGATCAAGGCGACAGAAGCTCTATTTGCAGAGCGCTTGCAACAATCCGGATTGAACCTCAACGCTGCCCAAATTAACAACCTCAACAGCCAGATCAAAACACGGTCAGAGGAATTGAAGCTCAATGCTCAAAGAACACAAGCAGAAGTTAACGACAAGCTCTCTAGCATTGCAAGTCGTTTAAATTCATTGCCAGAAGCTGCACAAAAGCTCGTGAACGAGTCAGCAGTCAATGCGTCTACGGCAAAGCAGGCATCAGATCAATACACAGAGATCGCCAAGCAGCTCGATGGCCTTGGCGGGTCTTGGGGTGCGTTTAATACTCTAGGCGAGTGGTCCAAATCTCAATTCGGCAAGCAAGACTTCCGCACGGCCATCCAGAACGAATACACCAGGCTGGCCAACAGCGCTGGTATTAAGGCCTACAAAGCCGCTGGTGCAACTGGTGGATTCTCTGACGCAGACTTGAACACTGCATTGCAGGGCATTCCAAAAGCCAATGCCAACCCTCAGATCATGGCGCAATTCATGCGTGGCATGGCAAAGGAGCAGGCCATTGCCGCTGCATTGGAAAACTCCAAGACAGATTGGTTATCGCAAAACAAAGGCCAACTCGGTCGCGCTGGTGGCCCTTTTATTGCTGGCGACTATTCTGTGAAACCTGGCGAGACTTACGCAGACTTCACAACCCGTGTCACAAAAGACGTTGTAAAGCGATTCACCACGCCTGCGCAAAGCTCACTGGTCTCGCAGATCCCAACGGATGCAAATCCACGACCGATGGCCGCAACAACTGACCTAGACGCTCAGGCTGAAGCAATTATTCGTGGAGGCCGTTAAATGGCGACATCACAAGAATATGCTGCATGGATTGTTCAAAATGCAGCAAGGCGCGGGACTCCTGAGTTTGACACTGTAGCTCAGGCCTACCAAGCGGCGAAAGAGCGCGAGAACACCGCCTCCTTCCAGCAGCAAAACGCACCCGTGCCACAGCAGCCAGGCGTGATGGATCAGATTGCCAATGTTGGTAAGGCTGCACTAGGCGGTCTTGAAACAGCCGTGGCATTGATACCAGGTGGTGTTGCTGGAACACTTGGAGCAATTGAAGGAGCTGGCACAGGACTAGCACAACAAATCCTTGCTGGTCAATTTGGCACACCAGAAGCCATGCGTGCCGTTGAGCAATCGGCCGCAAAAAGAGCAGAGGTCTACTCAAGGCCATTCCAGCCAAGCACGCAAGAAGGGCAGCAACAGACCCAAGCGGTTGGTCAATTGTTGCAAGCCCTACCTCCTGTTTTTCCAACAATCGCAGCGCCTAACGCTCTTTTGCAAGCCGCACAGACAGCAGCACCTACAGCCGGTGCATTGGCGCAAATTGCTGTGCCAGCAGCACAACGAGGTATGACGGCCTTGCAGCAAACAGCCACAGCCACGGGCCAAGCCATTGCCAGGCCAGTGCAAGCGGCCACCACAGCCGTGCGCGAGATGGTGACACCAACAGAAGCGGCCCCGCTGCAAACAACCGTGCCAGCAATGGCAATGAAGTCTGCACCAGTTGAAGTGCTCGCGGATGCTGGCGTAAGGGCCAGGCCGTCTGCATCACCTCTTGACGTTGCAACCACTGGCAAACGTGACTTGGTGCTTGATGCCATCGGTATTCCTACAGAGTCCCGCAGACTTGGCGCACGCACAGGCGACAAGAATCAGATTCAGACAGAAATCATGTTGAGCAAGTTGGAGGGCGCTGAAACTATGCGCCAGCAGTTGGACTTGGAATCACAAAGGTTGGCTGAATACGCCTCATCAATCCAGCGCGATACAGGCGGCACAGCAGGTGCAACACCACTCATGCGCGGCGAAGCTATCAGTGCCCCATTGGAGGGCTATCAAAACTGGTACAACGACCAGATCAACAGCCTCTACAAACAAGCAAATGAGGCCGCAGCTGGTCAGGGTGGAATTCGCCTCGAACGACTGAAATCTTATTTGAACGAACCGGCCAACTTCAAAGGCGATGGCCGCACAGTTTCTCGAGACATGCGCAACGAGCTGGTGCGTCTCGGCGTTATGGACAAGGATGGCAACTTGGCTGACATTGATGCGCCCACAGCAGAACGTATCCGTCAAGAGGCCAATCGGCTGTTTGATCCAACCAAGCCGCAAACAAAAAACGCCGTTGGTGGTGTTAAAGATGCCATTGATGAGGATGTGCTTTCGGTTTTGCCGTCCGACGTTTACAAAGATGCACGTGCCAAGCGCACGCAATATCGTGAGATTTTTGAAGACCCCAAAGGCTTGGCGCAAATCTTGGACATCAGTGGTCCAGAAGGCGTGAACCGGGCAGTTGCCCTAGATGTTTTGCCAGACAAATTGGTGAACTACGCAGCCAAAAACACGGCGCAGTTCAACAACATCATCCGCACGCTGGAAGCATTACCCACCCCAGAGCTTCAAGAGCTTGGCAAAAAAGCCTTGGCAGAAGTCCGCGCCCACTTGGTTGAGAAAATGATTTCCAAAAACATTGACCCAACCGAGGCAGCATTGGGTGGTGCAGTCGTCTGGAAGGGCACAGACGACACACTAAGCCGCCAGATGGCACCCTACAGGGGAAAAACCAAACAACTGCTTGGCGATGAGCTTGCAGACCGTCTTGAGACTTTGCGTGTTGGCGCACGCATCCTGCGCCCATTCGATCCAAACCCAAGCGGCACAGCCACCACTGCACTGAATCTCCAGACTGAATTGTCCAAGAAGGCCATTAGCGCAGCAGGCGGCTTGGCCGGTGCAGGTATTGGCGCAGTCACAGGCGGCCCAGCAGGGGCTGCTGGCGGTGCTCTTGCTGGTGCATCTGCTGCTAAAAAGATCATCGATGTGCGCCAACAGAAAGCCATTGATCGGGCCATTGAGAAGTCTTTGCGCTCACAACAAAAGCCAACGCCCAAGACTTCAGGGAAGTTCTGAAATGAAAAACTCCCAGCATTGCCACCCGTGCAGCCTTGAGCGACAATCCACCATCCAGGAGAACCAGTAAATGTCCGCACTAAGCATCCAGCCAACCTTCCCCATCTTCACCGAGACGGACGGCTTGCCATTGGAGAACGGTTACATCTGGATTGGCGCAGCCAACCTAGACCCCCAGGGCAACCCCATCGCAGTATTCTGGGACGCCGCGCTCACCATCGCAGCACCTCAGCCCATCCGCACTCTCAACGGCTACCCATCGCGCAATGGCACACCGGGTCGTCTTTACGTCAACAGTGACTACAGCATCAGGGTGCAGAACAGCAAAGGCAGCCTGATCTACAGCGCACCACAGGCCACTGAACGATATAGCGAGGTAGTTTTCGGAGCAAATGCTGAGGATGTCATTTACGATCCTCCATTCGCCAATGCTGTCCAGACCAACGTCGAGGCAAAACTTGCCCAGACCGTCAGCGTCAAAGACTTTGGCGCTGTGGGTGATGGGGTGACGGATGATACGGCGGCGATTCAGGCTGCTTTGGATGACGTTTACGCAACCGGAGGGGGGACTCTGTATTTTCCAACCGGTGTGTATCTTGTTACCAGCATCGTCAAATCTTTTGCATCCAACATTACTGTAAAGTTCCACGGCGCGGGCAAAATGGCGACCGTGCTTCGCAAGACCGGAGCTAGCACCACCCCAATTCTCGACCTGTCATGCACTACCTCACCTGGCGTTACTTATTCTCCAATTCGCGATTTGCGGATTCAAGGAAACGCCAAAACGCATGATGGTATTCGGTTGACAAACTGGGCAAGATTTGACTTAGAAAATGTTTACGTAAACGCGTGTGACGTAGGTATTAACAATCGTGGGTCGCTTGTTTTTATTGCTAAAGATTGCACAATTGTTTCCAACAACACCGGATACAAAGCCGATGTTTCGTCTGCGATCGGCGCAAACCTATATGAGTTTTACGGAGGATCAATTTCAGCTAACACAACGCTAGGCGTTGACCTTGGTGAAGGCACCGGATTTTCTTTTCATCTTGTGGATTTTGGAGGCAACGGCACATCTGCTGATTTAAACACAGGCGCGGTGTTGATTCGTGGGACAGTAGATGACGGTATCGGTGTAGCTTACGGCTCATTCTCTAATTGCTGGTTTGAACTAAATAAAGGCACAGCAATTCGCGTAGAGAATGCAGAATTGCACCTTGGGTTTAAAGATACGCAATGCATATCTTCCGAGGGCGGAAACGCCATGAATATTGGCGATATTCGCTCGCTGCAACTTATCAATTTTATTGCACCTAGCTCCCCAGACACAGTAACAGTTGCATGTAAAAATTTCATGTCAATTGGAGGCGTTATCGGTATCCTTGTTGACAACTCAACTAATACATCCAATGTGTTTGGTACTGCAACGGCAACAGCGGGTACTGGCACGCGAGCACGACAGTTTAATCCACAAATCGGGAATTCGACTTCTTATGGCATCTCTCCGGGAGTCGTGTTTAAGAGTGGTACATCCATTGCGAATACGGGCTCCACTGAAACCGACCTTCGGACGTATACGTTGCCAGCCAATGCGTTTTCTGAAACTGGTAAAGGCGTTAGGATTACCGCATACGGAACTACTGCAAACAACGCAAACATAAAAACTTTGCGTTTATATTTCGATGGTGTTGTGATTGGCTCTATTGCGCTTACAACTTCACAAGCAAACACCTTTCGTGCTGATGGAGAAGTTATGTATGATCTCGGCACAACATCAAGAGCCATCATGCAAATCATTCAAGGTGGTACGGCTACGCAAACAATATGCACATCAACCACCGTCACCACTTACACAACAAGCAATTCTGCAATTATTAAGGTGACAGGAGAGGGCGTGGCAACTAACGACATTACGTTGCGCGGAATCATAATCGAGTACATAGCATGATTACACCTTCTTTTGGTTTGACAGCAACTGAGCGAGTGTTACCAAAACTGGCACTTGACTTCACTACTGCATCTTTAGATAGCCGCGTCACGTTTACGCGCTCTGGTAATACCGCAACAGTTACCGGCAGCAACGGATACATTTCGCCGGTAAACGCTGATGTACCAAGGTTTGATTATAATCCTGTGACGCTTGTATGCAAAGGTTTGCTAATAGAAGAAACGCGGTCAAATTTGCTTTTGCAAAGTGCTGATTTTTTTAGCGCATCTTGGACAAAATCAAATCTGTCTGTTTCAGCGGATGTGGTTACTTCACCAGATGGAACGCAAAACGCCGACAAACTTGTAGAAAATACTGTAAACACCACTCACGGTATTAGCCAAGCACCAACATTAACAGCAGGTATACACTCTGTTTCTTTTTTTGCAAAAGCTGGTGAACGCAGTTGGATGCGTGTTATTTGCGTCGATGGTGGCGCGTACATCAATTTGTCATCTGGTGTTTTTGGTACTGTTTCTGCCGGAACAGTTTCTTTTGCGGCGAAACAAATAAAAAATTACGGTAATGGATGGTACAGAATAGAAGTATCATTTACTGCTGCCACAGGTGCAAATACTGTTCTTATTCGTTTGGCAACAAGCGATGGTGGGCAGACGTATTTAGGTGACGGAACTTCTGGCACTTATATTTGGGGCGCACAACTAGAAGCCGGAGCCTTTGCCACCAGCTACATCCCCACAACCACGACAGCCCTGACACGCAACGCCGATGTTGCCACGATGACGGGGACGAACTTCAGCGACTTCTGGCAAGCCAGCAAAGGCGGCGCACAGGTGCTGGCTCTCCCGTCTACCGTATCCGGAATCAGGCCTTTGGTGCAGTATGACGATGGCACGGCCAACAACATCATCGCACTGCGTGGCAACGCTGCAAACCCTGAATTGCAGATCGTTGATGGCGGCACACCGCAAGTCCAGCTTGACGCTGGCACCATTGTTGCCAACACCCCGTATAGCTTGACCGGCTGGTGGCAGACCAACGACTGCAAGGCACGGCAGAACTCTGGCGCAACTGTCTCAGACTACACGGCCACTATTCCCACAGTCACGCAGGCTCGGCTTGGCAGTGATGGCACGAACTACCTGAACGGTCACCTTGCCACGGTCAACTACTACACCTCGTTCTTTGGTCAATCGATTTACACTCGGCGCAAGAACAAAGTCTTTGCATCACTTTTTTGAAAGGTAAGCACCATGTCCACCAATTCGCAAATTGCTTTTTCGCCTCTTGGCAAAACCATTGTTGTAGCAGCCGCAGGCACAGCCCCCACTGGCGTGCAGGCTCCTGTCTATGAGAAGTTCAACCCGCAAAACGCAGGCCAGTACCGTTTTGTGAACGATGGCAATGAGACTGTGTTTCTGGGCACTGGCCCGACTGCTGCATTGGCTCAGGCCGCTGCGGTTGCTCCTGTCGCTGGCACGCCTTCAGATGCCATCGTTTTGGTGCCTGGCGCTGTCGAAATCCTGCGCTTCAACATCGACACCTTCTTCAGCGGTCTGGCCTCTGGCGCAACCACGGTCTACGTCACACCAGGCCAAGGCTTGTGATCCGTCAAGCCCCAGCCCCCGTGCGGTGGTATTTGCGTGCAATTGGCTTTGCCGGTATCACGCTTCCACCCTTTGGCATCTTCATTGTGTCCGAGCGTATCAACGACCAGCGCCTGCGACTGCATGAGATGGCCCACTGGCATCAATACCAGCGCATGGGGCTTGTCGGTTTTTACCTGAAGTATTTTTGGAACACCCTCCGTCACGGGTACTGGAACAACCCGATGGAAATAGAAGCAAGGAAAGCGGAAGATGGACCAGCCGAACATTGACCCAGTGAAGTACGGAGTCTTGTGGGAGCGCGTTCAGAATTACGAGCGCCGCTTCGATGAGATGTCCAGCAAGATGGACAAAATGGAGTCCAACGTCGAGAAGCTGGTGGCCATGGCCAACCAGGGCCGTGGCGGTTTCTGGGCTGGCATGGCCTTTGTCTCCTTTATATCCAGCGCTGTTGGTTTTGCCCTGAGCTGGCTCAAAGGGCACTGACCATGTACCAACTCGGCCCCAGGTCAAAGCAGCGGCTCAAAGGCGTGCATCCGGATCTGGTGCTCGTCGTCGAGCGTGCCATCGAGATCACAACAGTGGATTTCACAGTCCTTGAGGGATTGCGCACACCAGATCGCCAGAAGGCACTTGTAGAGGTCGGAGCAAGCCAGACACTCAACAGCAGGCACATCACAGGCCATGCGGTTGATCTCGGGGCTTGGGTCGGGGATGAGGTGCGCTGGGACTGGCCGCTGTATCACAAGATCGCAGCGGCCATGAAAGACGCAGCCACGCAGCTCGATGTGAAAATCGTATGGGGTGGCGACTGGAAAATGCGTGACGGGCCACATTTTGAGCTTAATCGCAAGTTCTATCCTTAATCACCTGACGGATGACTTTTCCAATGCGCTGCATCTCGTCAAACGTAAACCGATTACCGCGTGCAAAGTTGCATGGCGCACATGATGGCGCAACATTGCTTTTGATGTGTGGTTGGTCGTTGTCAATTCTGTCCAGTCCACGTGGCATATCTGTAGTTCCGCAATGAACGCACGGCTGAACAATCAATGCCAAAACTTCTGCCGTTGTCATGTCGCACGCATCAATTCGTTCATACGCTTTGCGAAGAAATACGGCGCGACCTTTGTCAGTTTTTGCGTACCGCTGATTGCGTTCCTTTGCTTTGGTTTTTTGATCGTCGGTCATGAGTTGCCAACGATCTGGTCGGTTATCGCGCCCGCGCTTGCGCTCCCGATGACATTCTTTGCATTCGTAAGCCAAACCCAAAGGTCTGGACTTGTCACGCAAAAAAAAGTCAGTTGTTGCAGGCAAAATCTGCTTGCACCTGTGGCATTGCCGGGTATCGGTGGTGTTGTTTGTGTTAATGTTCATTTACCCCAATTTTAACCACGTTCCTCACTTAGGAGAATACCCATGAACGCAACTATTATTCAAGCCATCGTGCGCCACCTAATGACAACCGTAGGCGGCGGCTTCCTTGTCTCGTTCGGCATCAGCGGAACAACGCTTGACGCTGTTGTCGGCGCTGTCACTACGCTAGCAGGTGTAGCTTGGTCTCTCTACGACAAGCGTAGCACCAAGTAAGCGAGTGTCGGCCACACGATAAGGCCAATCACTGCCATCAGCATCCAGTAACCCAGACGCCTGAGCTGGTAGCGCCAAATGCTGGTGGGCAGTGGATCTGGACCACGCATCCGACGCCCTACCCTGGCCACATCAGAGTTTTGGTCAATCATTCGTCATCCTCAGTTGTGTATTTTGTTTTCTGTCGCCAGAGCGCCCAGCCGACCAGCAGCCCGTGTACCCAAGCCACGCCGATCATCAGCCATGTGTCAGGGTCGATCTCTCTCATGATTGCTCCTCCTCCATCGTCTCTTTCAAAAATAATGTCAGTCGCTTGATCTTGTTTTTGTGGTACTCGCACATCTTGAGTGCGTACTCTTGCTGAGTGTGAGCGTTCAGCAGTTCGCGCCGGGACTCCTCAAGCTCACGCAGAGCGATAGTCTCAGGGCTTGGTGGTGCGTACAGTGCTTTGATGGTGTGGACGAGGTTCATTTGGTTCCTTGAGTGTTGCGAAGATTGATTTGCCGCAGCGGGTGCATTCAAAAATGTAGTGGTTGGGTGTGCGGTACTTGATGCCAAAGTTGCTTGGAATCCAGTTGTGGCGGCAATTCATGCTTCCTCCGTCACCAAAGCAAATGCTGCTTCCACAGCACGGTTCAGGGCTTGCCACTCAGGGAGCGTGAACTCCTCTGTGTTGACCATCACCTTGCACTTGGGGTTGTCTGTCCTGTCCATCGCCTCCAGCGTGAACTCGATGTCTTTGCTGTCGTGATAAAAGCCCTCAACACTGGCTACTTTGACCATCATGTGTTGCTCCTGTTTCGGATGGCTTCGGCGCACTCTTCTGCGCTCATCATTCGGTTTGCAAACCTGTCGCACAGTTCAGCACACGCCTCACGCTCTCTTGCCACAGCCTCGGCGATCATGGCTTTGACCATGGCCTCGTCATATGTTGTTGTGATTTTCATGTCTTCTCCTTGTTGATCGCGGCCAGCAAGCCTTCAATCGTGTCAAATTCTTCGCCCGTTGCCAGCAGCTTATAAGTGGCCTTGCCTGTGCCCCACTGACCCTTCTTGCGGGGCGTGACGATCTGCTTGGCAATGCCGTGCTCTTCATTGACGTACTGGCGCAGTCCTTGGGTATCGGCTGTGTAGCCAAAGGTGTATTGCATCGGGATGGCCTTGAGTTCCTCTAGTGTCATGTGTTGCTCCTTGCTCGGATAGCAGAGCGAACAGATGCCGCGCCTTCACGCCACCCTTTGTCAAAACAAAACTGCTGCTCATCTAATAGCCTTCCGCTACCAACAGGCTTGAGTTTTCGTGGCTTTGCCGCTTTAACTCGGCTACAAGCCTCACGCTCGTCAGCACGGACAAGGGCGGCAAAGCGTTGAATTTCATCATCAAAGCAAATCCATTCCATTACGTCTTGGTCAATCTGTTCAAACCCAGCCTCACGCGCCATTTCAATTACGGTCTTCATGTGTTCTCCTTGATGTTGTGAGCGGCTACCGTGACTGTCCATTTCTCTCCTCCGCCTTCGATTTCAAAACCTCCGCCGTGGTAATCGGCTTTGTCAATGATGGCCTTGAGAACCTCGCTTGTTACGTCTTTTTTCTCTCCGATAAATGCTGTGCCGTATTTGTTTGCGCGTCCAGAAAAGATGCGTCCTGTTAGGGGGCTGGTTGCAATCATTTATTTATCCTTCCGCCAGTGGCTTGCGCTGTGCTGGCTGCTCTGCCATCCTTGCTCTCTCGTCAGCACGGACAAGCTCAACCAGTCTGTGTATCTCAGGCATGTACTCCTGAAACAATCCCCAGTCATCACCAGCGGCTTCACGGGCCATCTCAATAGTGGTTTTCATGTCAGCTCCTTCTCGGCCATCTCGTCGGCCATCTTTGCCCAATACGTCCTGGAGATCATGTCCAGCAAGATCCCAGCCTGATCGAACTTGCGCTCGGCCAGCACCTTGGCCATGACCATCTTCTCGTTGGTAGTGGCCTCTCCAAAAGCCTCCGCGATGTTGAATCCGTCCATCGGGTCGCACGCCTCGCCATGCGTCAGCAGTTCAGCAGCTCGCTCCTCGATTGCATCGGCCAGGCGCTCGGCCCGATCCTCATCATCCTGGCGGCTGTTCATCATCATGGTGTTCATGCAGCTCATGACGACCACCACGCGACCAGCAATGCGGCCATGCCGACACCAATTGCGAAAGCCAAGGCATAACCAGCCACGCGCTCCCAAAGCGGCTCTGTGCGGCCATAGCCCTGCACCCAAGTGCAGTCTGCAAAGTTTCGGGGTGTTGTGTAATTCTTCATGTCGTTTTCTCCTAAAAGGTGGGGCCAGTGGCCCCAGGTTGGTTAAGCTGGTGCGCCTTCTGCAATGTTTGATTGGATTATTTTGATTGCATCTTTTTTACGGAGTGCGCTGCAATAAAACTTTCCATCAAATTCAACAATCCAACTTGCTGTCTCTGTGTTGCAATTAAAACCATAAGACATAGTTCGAACAATTGACCAAGCGCCTTGTGTGTAAACGGTTTTTGTTGTCATTTTTTACCCCTTAATTAAGCAAATTCAGCCATGAAAGCTGCACGGAGTGCCTTGCCTTCTTGTGTACTGTTGAATGCTGCCTCAACCTTGCTACGCTCATCGTCCATGCTTTGTGCTTCTGCGTATTCGTTAGCAATTGCTCGTGTGTCAAAGTAGGCAATGATGATGCCTTTGCTGTTTGCAACAATGAATTCGCCGTCTTGCTTTTTTACTGAGTAGGTCATTTTTCTCTCCGTTATGTTGTCGATGACTGAATCATAACATCATTTCCCACAATCTCACACAATTTATTTTATAGGGATAAACCCTTAGAGCAACGTCACCTCAACATCATGCGGCTTGCGTTTTCCGTCCAGCAGTTCATGCAGGCGCTTTTCAGTCAGGCGGTGGCAGCGAATCATGGCCCTCGCAGGCAGCACGTCTAGCAGCGCGGCGTAATCCTCCAGCACAGCACGCACGGCCTGAATCCCAGCACCGTCCAGCCGGATCGCGCCCCCGGCAGTGTTGCGGCGGCCAGCATGGGCCATCGCGGTGATTGCATCCATCAGCAGGCCAGAACTGTCCTCGCACACTTGCATGGTCTCGATCAGGGTCTCCATCAGGTTTACCGCATCCGACACCACACGCCAGTCGTCCGTCGTTGGGCTTGGCGCTTTTTCCATGGCGGCCAGCCCCTCGTACATCCTCGTGAGCTGGTACGTTTTCCAGGCCAGCGGCAGCGGCTCGGTCGGGCTGGCCATCATCTCGTCGAGGATGGTGTAGCGCTTGGGCCTTTGGGCCGGGCTTTTCTTCCCGGCCTTCTTCACACGAACCCCCGCAGGTCGGGTGGCTTCCATCCGGGTGGCTTGCCGATCTTCCCGCCTTCAAGAATCACAGGCTTGCCGTCCACCAGCTTGGCATCGTTGGAGTCCAGCACCGCCTGGTCGGCTCCACGCTTGTCAAAGCCTGCCAGGTACGCCACACCATTGCCAGTCACCTCGCTGTCGCACAGGGCGTCCAAGGCATCCATGCGACTTCCAGTGCGAAAGCTGGCCTGTGTTATTCCCTTCTTGAGTGACGACGCGACCAATCGAAGATCGTCTGCGCAGCATTCGATGCTGGTCAAGTCTTTCGCGCAGTCGGTGTTTACGCACTCCAAGAACTCGACGAACTCCTCAAGATGGCAACCGATCTGCACCGACAGCGCGGCAGGCCCAGGAACCTTGCCGCAAGCCTTCAGCCAGGCCTCTGTGCGCTCGAAATTGCTTGTCTGGGCCTCGGATACCAGTCGCTCGTTTCGTGCGCGTAAAAGCCGGTTCTCGTACTCCAGCTCGGCCACCAGCATGTCCAGCTTCATCTCGTCTTCGGTCATGGTCAGGCCTCCGCTTTTGCAATGGCTGCACGAACCTTGTGGCCAATGTCGGCGTCCACAATGTCGGCATCGACAAAGCTGGCCAGCTCCTTGAGAACTTGCAGCAGTTCGTCGCGCACTGTTCCGATCTCCCGCTGCATGTATTCCATCGTTACCGTGCCAAACTGCGACGGCTGATTTTCTGGGTCAGTGATGGCTTGCCTGATGGATTCAATTGTTGTCATCTGCTCAAGCGTAATCTGGCGCAGGATAAGGAACGGCTCCGCGCCCATCTCCAAAGCCCCACGCTCATCAAGCATAAATTCCAGTTTCTTCTCAACGTCGCTGCGTTGGTCGCGGCGAATCAGGGCCAAAGTATCGGCTTCGCTTGCATATGGATCGTTCATGGCTTGTACTCCAGGATGCTGAATGTCTTTTCAACTCGGTCAAGGAACACAGCCATCGCTGGCCGTGAACCGCAGGAAAGTGCCCGGCACGCGGCCAGGTGGATGGATGAAGGCCGCAAGACGGCCATCAGGACATAGCGCTTGTCCATCAGTACCTCCAGATGGTCACATCGACCACCCAAAGGCACAGGCAGAACTGGCCTTGGTGAATGCCGCACACAAACAGCGGCCAGCGGTGCGTGAACCACTCCACGTCAAACTGCCAGCCTCGCTTCATGCTTTCACCTTCTCAGACTGGCGTGCCAGCTCCAACTTAATGCAATGCAGGATTTGCGCGGCCAGCGTTCGGGTGTTGGCCTCGGCCATCTTCCGCAGCTCGATCTCCACATCAACAGGCAGCCGCAACGTCATGTAGCGGTCTTTGATCTTGTCGGTCGACATCAGTCTGTCCCTCCAGCGTTGATCACTTCCTCGAACATGTCCATCGTCGCGCCAGCCCCAGCCAGCTCGATGGCCGTGCCACCAGTGAGCAGGCTCACCAGATCATCCTGGCCAGCCACCTCGATGTCGAAACGGGTCTGGGCGGCGTACTTGATGGCCTGCGCCTGGTTGCTTGCGCGAATCAGGCGGTGCTTGTTGGTCTCCACATCCGTGACCAGGTAAATGCGTGTGCTCATGGTATAAATTTTCCTTCGTTAAAAAAGGTCTGAATCTGCCCTTTTGCAGCCTCAGCACCTTTGCACACTTTAACACAATAACCCACTTCTTCGAGGTATTTGATCCAGTCCTTTTGCTCGGCACTGACCGCGCCACCCTTCGTGCGCTTCATCTCCACCCACAGCCCCCAGGCAGGCACAAACAGATCAGGCACACCAGAGGAAACGCCCTCGGCTTTCAAGCGGCCAGCGGTGGCAGGGCTTCGCGCCCCACCGTTCGGGATCGCAAAGATCCGCACCCCTTTGTAAGTCTGGCGAAACCAGCGCACCACCTCGCGCTGCTCCTCATGCTCGGTGGGTATGCGGTCAGTCGTCGTTGCCATTCAATGCCCTTTCCACGGCTTCAAGTTTCATCTTGACCTCGACCAGTTCGTAAAGCATCTCGCGGTATCCGGCCCATGCACGCTCGGCACGTTCGCGCTCAGCGGCAAGCAGTCGCTCAAGGCGCTCAAATTGGCGTTGTTCTTTTTTGTTCAAAACTTCACCTCCTGTTCCCACTTCGGGCACTCGCCCACGGCCTCGGCAAACTCTGCCGGTGGCTTCATGAAGAACTCCACACACAGGCCATCAACTCCGTAGTGCTCACACGTATGGCAGCAGCGTGGTGGGCCAGCGGCCAGCCATCGCTTGTAGTCAGTCACAAAATCAGGCTCGGCGTGTCTGCTCATTTCAGCCCCCTTTGCATTGCCTTCACCCAGCACCGGGCGCAGTGCCACTTCGCACGCAGCTCGACACCTCCCCTCGGCTCTTTGGCCACCTTGCACAAATCACACACGCGCAGCTTCTGCGCCTTCACCAGTTCATCAATCATTCCCAGCTCCTTTTCATCACTCTAAAAAATTTCCCGTCCTTGCGATACTCGATCAGCTTCGGCGGCGTGGCGTTGTTCATGCTTGCCAGCAACTCGACCATTGTTCCAACCTTCAAACCACCAGACACAATGCTGGCGCTGTTCGCAATACTCAGCAGCAGGCCCATCGCCCTCTGGCCAGCGTAACCCTCATGCAAGATTGGCAGGTATTCGGTGATCGGCGGGTCACTCAGCCCCCCGTAATACGTCACCGCCAGCATCTTGATGCCAGATGCCCTGCTCGTATGCTCACGCCAGGCCCAGCTGCTCACCTCCAGCTCCTTGCCCTCCAGCCCCATGATGTCGTCATTGCGCAACACCATCGCCTTCTTGACAGGCTCGGGGAACTGTTCACCGCACGACGGGCAGGTCATCACCGAGATATGCACCAGCTCCCCACAGTGGTCGCACACCTTCACTGGCGCTTCGCCCTCCCCATCGCTGCTCGACTTCTTCGGCGGCTGCACATTCGTGATCGGACCATGGGTCTCCACCACGCCAGCAAAGTCCAGCACCAGGCAGTGATCGGTGTGGCTCTTGACCCTCATGCCCCTGCCAGCCATCTGGACATAAAGGCTGGCGCTCATGGTGGGCCTCAGCATGGCCACCAAGTCGATATCGGGGTAATCGAATCCAGTCGTCAGCACATTGGCGTTGGTCAGGGCACGCAAGCGCCCAGCCTTGAAGTCGGTCAGGATGCGCTCACGCTCCTTCTTCGGGGTTTCCCCGGTCACGCACTCAGCAGCCACCCCCTGCTGGCGCAGGGCTTCGGCCACGTGCTGCGCGTGCTGCACACCGGCACAGAAGAACAGCCACGCTTTGCGCTCACCGGCCAGGGCCACCACCTCGCGCACCACGGCCTGATTCTTGTCGTCCGTGTCCACAGCGGCTTGCAGCTCGGACTCAATGAACTCGCCCCCGCGCTTCTTCACCCCGGTCGTGTCCAGCTTGGCCTTGGTGACCTTTGAGCGCAGCGTTGACAGGTAGCCTTTAAAGATCAACTCCTCGATGCTCACAGGCGTCAGCAGGTCATCGAACATTGCAGGCTTGTCGGTTATCAGGCCATGCCCCAAACGGTACGGCGTGGCCGTAAGCCCGATCACGCGCAGGCTCGGGTTAATCGCTTTCAGTTCGGCCAGCAGCTTGCGATAACCGCCCTCATCTTTGTGGTTGACTAGGTGGCACTCATCAATGATCACCAGGTCGATGTGTCCCAGCTCTCGCGCCTTGCTCCGCACCGACTGAATGCCAGCAAACGTGATCGGCTCCCCCAAGTCCTTACGGCCAATACTCGCGCTGTAGAT